AACAGTAGCATCAGTTGTTTGAACTGTAGATGTATACATTGTATGTGTAGCTGTGTTTGCTGAGTTTTCTACTTCAAATAAACCAATAGCCTTTGTTGAGCCACCACCCTTTGGTTCAATGAAAATACTTGCGTCAGCATCATCTCCATCAGCTGAAATTATTGGACCATCGCCAGTAGGAAGGGCTGTGATTTTTAAGTGGTTCACCGCATCATCCTCAGCTTCAAGGGTTAAGGCTCCGGAATAATTACCTGTGGTATTTTCAAGGACTTGTATTGTTCTGTCACTATAAAGTTTTAATGTCGGAACAGCCGACGAAGAACTTGGTCTCATATTTTTAATCTGTTAAATTTATTAAGCGTATCTAACTTTCCAGTGGTACTGAACTGCATTTGTTCCATCAGCTGTGACTGACTTAATACGTATTTTTTTAGCGTTTAACTGGTCAAAATCAAGAGCGAAGTTTGTATCTACAAAACTTGCTCCACCTGTTACGTTTGTTAATAGATCATATCCTGCTGGAGTTACATCAACCCAATCTGGACTAGCTGCATCATCCCAAGTAGCCTCAACAGTAGTTGTTACACCACCACTTATCATACCTTGGATACTTACTAAATTCATTGCACCTAAAACCTTACCATCACTAGATGGGTAATAGTTGGTTGCTGCTGCAACGTTAGTGTCGTCAATTAATTCTTCTTCTGCGTAGTGTTCTGAAACTGGGTCAATCTCTTCTACTCTGTCTGAAGAAGTTGCTGTTGTGAAACTTTGTCCTGCGCTTGGTCTTGCAACATTTGTATATACTACAAAAGTATCACTTGCAGCGAACGTTGCACTTGATACAGTTAATACATCACCACTCATAGTCATAATTGAATCATCACGAGTATAAGTCGCTGTAACTGATCCATCGGTTGCGATTTGAACAACAGTCGCAATATCATCAGCTACAAAAGCTGTAATATCACTTGGTAAACTACTTAAAGTTAGAGTTGTACCAGAAGTATATGCAGTAGTAAAATCTGCATTAGTACCACTTGCTTTACCTATATAACCACTTGTGTCAATAGATGTAGCATCTACGTTGACATCGCCCGTGTTGTCCACAAGCAAACGACCAGTGGTGTCGTCTACCCTTAGGTTTCGCAGTTCTTCACCAGTACTTGTTATAGCACTAGAACCATGTCTCCCATTGGCGTCTATTTTTAATACTTCGTCAGCCATATTTTTATTTACTTAATAAGTTAGCTAAGACTTGTTTAAATCTTCAAATTCTTTTTCTTTTTCCTTAACTGGTTTATCTTCTGATACTTTTGCTACAGGTACATCAACTTTTTTTGTAACCATAGTTATTTTTGCAGTATCTAGTATTTTATCAAATAATTCGTCTCTACCCTGTCCAAGATCAGACGTAGTTCTTTCAATTCCTACCTCTGCCCAAGTTTTAGGATGGAGAATTATATAATCAACTAGATGTTTTGAGCCGTGTTTTGCTAAGTAAGGCTCTAAAGGTATCGTATCCCCAGCAGGGATGGTGTATGGTTTCTTATCCCACCTAAAGGTGAAATCCTCTTTTAGTGGGTTATGAAAACTAACAAATGAATCCATATCATTATGTTTTTTGCAGGGATGAGCTGCTAGATTAGCATCCTATTATCTCTCCCACCGGAGTGAGAGAGATTAACGATTCTAGTCTATAGACAATAGTAATCCGAAATTTTGTGTATCTGCACCAGCTGAAACAGCTCTACCAACTAGTGGTTGAGCATCAGTTGCGTCAGCACCGGCTTCTACTGCACCAGCAGTTCCGTTGCTTACAACAGCGGTTTCACCAACTGCGATTGTGCCTTGACACAATACACCAGCAATACCTCTAGTTTTGATCCATCCAAAACTAGCAGCAGTACCTACATACAAAGCTACTCCAACAGGAGCTCCAGTTTCAGTTGTAGGACTTTGGATAACACCAGCAAAAGGATTAAGTACCATATCAACAGTTGTAGAAGCAGTGATAGCAATTATCAAAGGATCTTCAAGAGTTAATACCAATGTTGCTGAAGCATCAGCAGCAGGATGACTTTTAATCTTTAGTGCGTATCCGTGACCAGGTGTGCTTGAAGTTACTAGGTAACCTTCTGCATACTGATTAGCAGTAGCAGCAGTTGCACCTAAAGTAACAGTAACTTCGGTTGCACCAATAGCGGCAACTGCAGGTGTCATTGATGAATGATTAGCAATTGTGGCAGGAGATTGTAACACATTCCCAGCAACAGTAGCTGATCCACCGAACTTTGCATAACGATATAGATCACCATTCACAGCTTCACCGCAAGTCCCCAATGGAAGGTTCTGTGAAGTACTTTCTGTCCAGATGTCCTGGGGTGATAAGGGTTTAGTTAATTGACTCATAATTTTATATTATGTGATTTAAGGTTTGAAGTATTCAACAGTTAAAAGATTAGGTATTTAAAGGTGTGTCCTGTTTCATCATCACTTGATTCAACAATGAAACTACCAGCTGTTACTGTTGTAACTGCTATATGACCAGTAGGAACAGCTAAGTCCATCAATAAGATGAAACTTCTAGCTGTAACTTTTGCATCAGTAACAGTGTGGGTTGTACCAGATGTCCAGGTTTGAGTAGTTTTTGTATCTAACTTCAAAGCTGGGTTATAATTCTCGTGATTTATACTCATATTCTTTTCCAGTTAACCGATCTTATCTCACTGTGGATTACGACCGGGTTCTAATTTATGATGTAATTCCTTTTAGAACTGCTTGGTGTCTAGGACTCCAGCAAACTAAATTTCCATATAATAGGAATTGTCCTATTTCAGCGTCTTGATTAACAGGTTCTTTTAAGCCAGTCCAAGCACAACCATATACAGGTACTTTATTTTCATAAGCACCGGATTGGATATTGTTGATCTTCATTTCAACTTCTCCGTGTTGTGGATGTTTAAGACCATACCATTTAAGGTAATCTTCATTAAGCATATACATGAAGCCTGATGTACATTTTTCATCAGCAACTACAGGTACACCACGATACATTAGAGCATCAAAGCCAACTTCACCAACTCCAAGAGCTGATTTGTTTTCTGCCATACCCATTGATGTAACTTGTTTATATCCACCAACATCGTAGTTAGCACGGATTTGTGGTTGTACTAGAGATTCGTAGTAAGTCCAAACTGATTCGTCAGTAACGATCAATGTTGGTTTAGCAGTACCAACCTTAGCTGCATTGTATGAAGTAGCCATTGCACTAATAGTCAATGCTCCAACACCAGTTGTTACACTAGATTGTAATGCACTGTAAGAAGAACGAGTTTGAGTACCATAAGTAGCAACGTTAGTTCCATCATCAACAGCAGCACCTAGACCTAAGAAGTCTTTGTTGCTATTTCCAGTACCATCTCCGTAGAATAAACCACCGATACTGTCAGCCATTGACATTTTTGCTGTCTCCATTTCTACCTTTAATAGATCTAAAACTCTTGATTGAGTAGCATTAACAGCTAGATCAAGATTAGATAGAACTACTGATTGGTAGTATTGTCTAGGATCAAAACTAGAAATTATTCTAGTATTAATCTTGCTTGTTGATAAAGGATCAAATCCACTATATGAACCTTGTGCTGAATTCTTCTGATACATCATTGGTCGTTTCAATGCTTCGCCATCCCATCTTTTACCATTTTTAAGTAAACGAGCGGTTAGAACATTGCCGTTAAATGCACCATCAACAACACTAGGTACGATTTTGTCTTGTGTTAAAGACTGTACGTATGAGTCGAATGTCATATTCGTTAGTTAAACATTATTTAAGTCCCTTTTTGCCCTCTTCGATGATGTCATCAAGAGATTGTCCGGGATTATATACTCCGGCTTCCTTTTTAGAAGTAGGAGTTGATTTAAGACCAGAGTCTTTCTTACGCTTTCCAATCTGTTCACCCTTAGTTAGTGCTTCTTTAGATGTTTTGTTAACCTTATCCATAAGAGTTAACGCAGTTGATAGATCGGTAATTTTATATTCAAGAGCAAACTTGATAAGTTCATCCTCTTTAAATTCCTTTCCATCATCCTTTAAAGCATTAAGTTGTTCAGTGACCATATCTTGAGCTTTACTTTCCTCTGATTTTGTTGCCTTTTTATTAGCCTCCAAATCACCAACGATTTGTTCTTTAATTTTATTAGGCATCTCAGCGATATATTTTGTTATATCTTCAAAGCTTTCAAACTCTGGTACTTCAGCTTTCTTCTGACCTTGTGAGTCAGCTATCTGCTGTCGAAGTTCGTCAATTTGAGTTTTAGTTTCAGCCAGTGTTGACTTCAACTCGTTCTTTTCCTTGACCAACTCCTTAAAACGAGAATGCTTATGAAAAGGCTCTTCCTCTTTTTTAACTTCCTCGCCCTCAACTTTAGTTTCATCTGGAGTTTTTTCGTCTTCACTGACGTTCGATTTAACTTCGGCTGGTTTCTTATCTTCAGGTAGCGACTCTGTAGGAGTTTTCTCCTCCTCTGATGTGCTTTCTAGTTTCACATCCGCTTGTATATTTTCAAACATATATTACGTTATAAGGTTACGACCCATTTATGTTAAATTATTTCTTCTTTTTATTGTGTCCACCTTTGTGACTATGACCTTTCGGTTTAGCTGATTTTAAAACTTTCTTTCTCTTTTCATCAGTATTAACCTTTTTAACTACTTTCTTTGTTGGCATATTATTGTGTTACAGGCGGCGTTTCTCCACCACCAGGTAAATTAAGTTGAATTCCTTCTGGTAAAGGTACATTACCAGTTTGTTCTATTTGTGCTTGTTGCTGTTCCTCCATCATTTCAGGGAATAATGCGATAGGATTTGTCTGCCAAATAAATAACTTCATAGCCATTTCTTTAGGGTTGGCATAATCCATACGCTCATAGAAAGATATTGGATCAATCAAACCGGCAGTCATTAGTTGAACAGCTTCTGCTCTGCGAGTATCTTTATCAATACTCATTGCACTACCAGGTTTCACCTTAACCTTTATACTAGCCAACTTGCCAGTTTCCGGATCAATGAAGTTATTCCTATCAAATATAATTGAAGTATTGTCCTCGTCATTAGTATTTACTTCAACTGGTTCAGTTTTGTAAATAAGGTACATATGCAACATAGCAGTGTACCACTCTTGAGCCACACGATCCAATGCACGACTGAATAAATCAATACGACCTAGATCACCAGACTTTAACAACTTAGCCTCACCAAGTGTCTTTTGTCCAGTCTGTTCACCTCTAGTAGTAGAATGAGCTCCAAACATATTATCAATTTCAGACTTACTATCTTGTAGATCGCTGAATACAAACGCTGGTAATTGTTTTGGTGGGATACGATTGACTGCTTCGGCGGCTGATCCACTCTTTATGAACAACTTTTCATTCGGATCACCAGTATATGATTCAAGAGTTTTCTTTTCTATAAAGTCACCACTACCAACAAGTACGCCATTATCATTAGCATTGTCATTGATTTGGTTCTTTCTCTTATTAACACCATCTTGGATACTTTTGCCTTGCTCCATTAAAGATGTATCATCATATACAGTATTACCGATATTAAATACAGTTAATGGAATAAAAGGCATCTTCTTTTCAGGATATAGATTGAACATAGGTTCTCCGGACTCGTTCATATCCCCATAGTCCCAATTAGGATTCTTCATCTTCTTTAGAAGTATGTTGTTGTATTTATATACCACATACTTCGGTGTCCAAAACTCTATATACTTAATAACAGACATTAGATTGTTCTTACCAACACTCGCTTCAATCTTATCTTTTTTGTCCGGGAATAACTCAATTAGTTTTTCTGCTGTTGAATCACACCACTCACCGACAAATCTACTCTCGCTAAACTTTCTAGCGTTCTTATCAAATATCATTTTGTCTGGTTTCTTCCAGGTGGTTTCAATATCATCAATCTCCGGGTTATATTCATACTTCAATATACCAATAAGATATATTGCCCAGTGACGTGATATCATCTCAACATTATATTGCATCCCCTCAGTGTCACACTTATCAGTGGGTACTTCCCACATATTCATTAATAATTGCTTTGTATCCTCTTTCAACTGATCGTCTTTCATACGAATAGTTGGTTCAGGAGTTCTTGAAGTCATTATAGGAATAATGGTTTCAAGCGACATAAACAATCTATTGTCTACTATCTTGGACTGATGCGGTCGCATCTTCTGTTCGTTTAACTGGTTACCTTTCCAGTAAAGCTCGTTCTCACGACCACGCTTGTCCATATCAGCTTTTGTGCCTGATGATTCTTTCACCAAAGCATCTATTGTTTTAATCAATTCATCATCTTTTAAATCTAATTCCAATGATGGACTGGTATCTTCTACACCTTCTTTTGGTTTTTCAAAATGAGGTGTACTTGTTGTATTTATTGGCATAGTATTTTTAAATAAAAAGCACCAGGATTTATTAGGTTCTCTGGTGCTCTATGGCACTCTGGTACTCTAGATTAGCAGTAAACTCTTACACTTACTACACTTAATCGTTATATTGTTCTCTATTATTTTATTAAACTTGAATAGTAATTTATTGCAGACTGGACATTTAGCAGTGTTTCCAATCTGTTGCTGTATCATCTTTGAACTTGATTTCTGCTCCGATATCGGTTGCTTTAACTGTATTATCCTCATTAACATAAAATGATTTCTTGCCTTGTATTGGTTTAACTTTATTAGTAACTACCCCACCAACACCTATTTTCATCATAGCTAACATCCAATACACTGTTGCGTGAGCGAAATGATCAGGTCTATTCTCAACAGTTTTCCATACTGCTCGTGGAACACCGAGAGCTGACTCTTCAATGACTTGATACATATTATCCCAATGAGTGATATATTCCTCTAACCTTGATTCAACCATATTATAGTTTACACCACCATCAACTATCATATCAATAACTTCCTGTATGATTTTATTCCTATCAGAGTAAACCATACCTCTGCGTTCTTTCTTACCCCACTGAACAGTCCCGAGCTGATCCTTGTCTTGCTTGTAAAATGAACAATATACTTCACCCGGATATTTCTTTGCCAATCTTTTTGGCTCTTTTGGATACGGATTAAGATCAATAACCATCTTAGCCTTGTATTTTATCTTCAAATCTTCTATATCTTTCCAGTCTTTTGTCACTCCCATTTCAAATATTCCCTCTTGATTGCCGACTACATAATGCTTTTCAACCCCATTGTCCACACCAATAGCCACATCTAGACGCTTATTATCAGTCAAAACGATATTTGATACGATAACTTCTCTATCTACGACCACGTCTGAACCCTTATAAGGAAGCCCGAGAACGAAATTGTAGAAGAATTGTGTGTCTTTTGTAGCGTGTGCGAGTAATATATCCTTAGCACTTGTCTTTGGATTCATTAACTGACTGATCCAATACCCTGCAATATCTCTTTTTCTATACTTCTTTACCCACTGACCATCTCTCCTATCTTGATTAGTAATTTCCTTTTTGCATTTAGTACATATAAATATCTTCCTTTCTTCACATATGTTGTCCGGAAACTGCATAAACTGCCTATGATTACACGAGTGGCACGTAACAAACCAATGTTTTTGATTAGATAATTTCCAATACTTATCAGCCCCAATCCCTGGTGCTGTCGGGTTTGAAAAATACCATCTTCCTTTGTACTCACTATTCGCCAACCTTGATTCATATTGTTCAATAATAGTTTGATCAGAACGATCTGATTCATCGTGTACGTTTAAATCTGATGTAAGCATAATACCACGACCAGATTCCATCTTACTATCACCCGACTTGCCGGAATGAGTACCACGATAAAAGATAAATGCTTGTCCTACTTTCTTTTGTTGAATAGTATCTTTATCTTTTACCAACTCTCCAATAACAGGATTGTTAGTTATCAATGGATTGACCTTAGAACTTACAAAGTCTGACACACCATCACCAGTTGGTAGAGTATAAATGATGTTCCAGTTTTTATATTTCGCAGCCCACAATGTTTTTAAAATAGTCAATGTACTCCAACCGATCTGTGAACATTTTATGATCCCCTGAATAGGAGTCATATCTTTCCAGGGTTCAACTAAGAATTTATGATCCGAGAACTCAAGCTTTTTGCCTTGTTCTGTTATCATCCCGTTGTCAGCTACCCATAGTAAAGGATTAGTCTTTTGGACTTTCCTGCTTAGAGCCTTCAAATAATCTTTGTTCACGCCATTTTTCATAGTCTTTTGCTTCTTCTTCGTTTAAACTTTCATCAATCTCCAACGATATTGCTTGTTTTTCTGGTGCATAATTACCTTTCAATTTGTAAGCTGTATCTAAATATTTATGCCTAGTTGGATGATCTTCCGATTTTCCACCATCATTATCAGTTTTAAATGCCTTTAAACCTTCGTTATGAACCTTAGCCAACACATCGTCAGGCAGATATTCTTCCATCAATTCATTCCACCCTTTGGAGTTAGTTAGTTTTTGAGGAGTTTTAGCTGTTTCCTCACTATATCCCACATCTCTCATAGCTTTACTTATATTTCCACCATTTTCAACTATTTTCTTAATGGCTTTTTTTTGTTTAATTGTAGCCATATTTTTATAATTATTTCCAAACTACTTTTGATACTCTCTCCGAGTGAGCTTTTCTTTCAGCTTTTTCAGTTT